GTCCTAGGTATGCTGGATTTATTAAGTCTTCAGTGCCAACAGCATTTATTAACGTAATAAACTCATCTAAAGCTGAAAGCCCCTTAGCAATTGGTCTAGAATTATTATTTCCAGATAACCAAGTTCCAACCACTACGGTATTCTCATAATTACCTGAAGCATTACTAAAAGTGGCGGATACGGATTTTAAATCAGAAGAGGTGTCTACTACGAATCTTTCGGCTTCTCGCAAAGTAGAAGATGTTGAATTAAAATCGGAATATGTGCTTTGCCAGTTAGATGAATTATCAAAAACAGTAGAACTAATACCTTCAATCGTGTCTGGATCTAATACCTCTACTGCGGCAGAAATATCGGCGGCTGAAGCCTGTAAAGCACTTAACCCACTATCTACCCCAACATAAATACCTGAAGTGTTTATAACTGTGTTTCTTGTATCTTCCCACGAACCAGAATAATTAAATACTGTTGAACTAACATCTAAAATAGTATCAGGATCAAATGTATTTACAACACTAGAAATCTCTACTACAGAACCCTCTAGATTTGTGAAATCTGTTGGAAGAGCTAGAAGTTCACCAGATACATCAGCAAGAGCACTAACGCCACTAACTGTATTCCAACCCTGATAGCTTCCAGAAACATCTGCATCCTTAACCACATCGACTGTATCTTTTACATCTTGTGGCATTAATGCCGATGCAAAAGTGTCGTTCTCCTCAGAAGCAATAAGCCCTGTAGGTCTACCTAATTCATCGGTATCTACAAATAGTAATGATGATAGTTCCGCCATAACACTCCTCCGTCTTTATGTAGTGCTATAAACTATGAGGAGAACTTTTGTTCACGATCACTCAGCGTCGAAATCGTCGCCTAATTCCTTAACAATTTCTCCAACAACCTTATCAATATCAGCAAGATCGTCTATAGCCTCTTTTTCCGTTTTTACTTCCGGCATTTCCGCTACAGGCTCTAAAGATTCTTTAGCCTCTTCATCAGCCTTCTTGACCTCATCTTCTACAGGGTCAGTGGGCTTTTCCTCTGGCTCTGGCTCTGTGGCCTCAGCAACATCTTCTAGGTTTTCGTCGCTCTCATACTCAGCATCTTTTTCTGAAAGCTGCTCTTCAATATTACTGACTAGGTTCTTGATGTCAGAAAGCTGTCCCGTAATTCTCTTAAAGTCTACTTTCGAAGAAGAGGCTTCTTCTAACACTGTGTCGTACCCTGCGGTAACGAACATCTCAAGAAGGAAGTCGTTAACATCAATACACTCTACACCGTGCTTGCCTTTTAGGTTTTGAGCCATCTCGGAAAGAACACCTTTAAGAACGCTTCCCTTAGGAGCTAATCTAGAAAGAGCCTCGAATATTACAACTTGGGTGTTGGCTAGGCTTTTGAACGAGGCTGGGTCCTGAATGTTTTGTACGTTGACTCCATACTTCTCATTGATGTTGTTTATGAACACTTCCTTCACATCCTTCTTGTATTCGAAGATTCTAGAAGCGAACTCCTGAATGTCTTTTTCAGTTACGCCTAAAGCGCCATCTACGGAAGCAAGGCAGTTAGAGAAGGTTTCGAATAGGCTTTTCTTAGAAGCCAAAGCAAGGTAAGGAACCTCAACTAGAGCTTCACTTAGTGCAGCTACAGTATCCTCAGCACCCTCAAAAACCATGCTCGCAAGCTTGCTTATGGAGGGGGCGCTTGCCCAAACCATCTCAAAGTTTCTTTTGGACTCTACAATCTCTTTCTTGATAAGCTCTTGACGGCAAACCATATCATAGATGGATTCGTTAACACCTCTCTTTAGGCTGTAGGTTCCTTCTTCCTCTAGCTGCTCTAACGTAATTCTAGGGAAATCAAACGCTTTGGAAACTGCGTTGGAGAGGTTTACCGCGTTACGAATTTCAGGGACCTGAATAATTCGGTCTAGGTTTTCTGTAAGGAAGGCGTTTAACTGAGGGACTACTTCCATAAGGTTTTGGAAAGAATCGGATCCTAGAATGTCTTCTGTTTCAGATAAACGAGCGCACTGCTCATGAAGCCTCTTTTGAACTCCAGAGAGCTTGAGTCTGTTCTCCCAGAGCGTGAGAATGTCAGTGAAGCTATCGTCGGCTTCGCCATACTCAGAGTAGTGAATGCTTTCAATGAAGGAGTGCATCTTTTCGTTAACAAAACCGTCAAAGGTCTCTTCATCATCAAACACGGAAGAGTCCTGGACTTTGATGTTCTCAAGACCAACATCCTCGGAAATAGAGTATTTACCTGTAATAACCTTACCGCTTTCGGTAAGGTAGGTAACCTGATCGTTGTTCCCGTCCATGCTGAAAAGCATAACATTCTCTCGGATTGATCTGCCGATGCAGTCACCTAGTTTTACAAGGTGGGTAATTGTCTTATCTCTCTCCTCAAATAATCTTGAAAACATTTTATTTTCTCCGTTTAAGTTATATAGATTAGCTTTCTAGTAGCTCCTCAGCTTTTTGCTTTTGTTTTTCCACAATTCTGTGCATTACTTCTTTTGCTTCGTCATCCAAGGTACGATTTAGCATAAATTCAACTGGTGTTTCGGTACTTTCATTCGCTGTAGGTGGAGTATTTTCAGCAGACTCCATACCTGGGCCTTGATCAGCCGCCATCGGAGCGCCTTGGGCCTCCATAGCCATCTGCTCTTCTTGCTCCTTCTTCATTTCCTGTATGGTGCGATCTGCTTCCTCATCAGTCATGTCAAAGTATTCTTTGTATAGATTCTTTTTCGGAAGAAGCTGAAGTCCTTGTGCCGCCTGAATAACTCGAATCTTCTGCTCATCAAGGTCAAGCTTTCTCTTAGCAGACATATCAGAAGGCTCAGGAAGCCTAATTCTAAGCTTCTTGATCAAGCTTGCAGGGAACCCCCGAAGCTGTAAATGTCTTTTAGCTAGGTTCTCTAGCCCAGTTTCAATGTCTACCTGAACTCTCTGAATAGTTCTAGCAAACTTAACATCTAGCTGCGAAAGGTTGGCTTTTCTTTCCGGGGACTTGTCTTTTTCTACGAGGTAGTCTTTCGGAACCTTAAGGGCCGCAAGAAGCTTATCCCTGTAGTATCTAACATCCTCAATCTCTCCAAGGTTGGTAGCACCAGGAAGGGTCTCAATCTTTGTGCCCTTACCATTCTTAGTAGCGACGAAGAAGTCTTCATCTAGAGACATGGGGTTATACCTAGCATTGACCGTGGAGTTATTTCCTTGGTAGAACTTCTCCTTCTTGAACTTCTGCTTAATACGCTCAATGAACATCTCAGCTTTGCTAGTAGGCAAGTTACCTGTGTCGATATAGAAGATACGACGCTCAGGAGCGCGAGAGAGGCGATAAATCATCATCGCGTCTTCCATCATCTTGAGAGACCGGAAGATTCTGTGGCACAGAGCAGCAATGGACTTTCCGTAAGGGTAGAAGATGGGGTCTGACGTATGCATACGGAAGTGTACGATTTGGTGCTTATCCAACTCAATATACTTAACAGGTCTTTGGTTTCCTGTGCCGTTGTACATGACATCCATTACGTCATCAGAAGGAATCTCCTGTAAGAACTTCTTTAAGTACCCGAACTCGTTCTCTACCCTGAGAAGGTAGTTAGGATTAAGGACTTTGAGCTTCTTGATACCTTCTTCTGGCTTCTCCACATTTAGAATCATTTCAATGAAGCAGTCACCATACTTCACTGTGTTTCTGACGATATCCCAAAGAATTTTGTCTAACTTAATGTCAGAGAAAAAGGATTCAACTTCCTCTACTACCATAGAGTTCTCTGAGTCCACATTCCATCGCTCACCCCGATTTCCCCTTTGAGTGGTATCATCAGCATAAATATCAAATGCCGCACCTACTTCAGGGTACTCATCCATCTCCTCATATTCTTTGTAGCGCCTTTTCCTGTTTAGCTCGTTTTGGGGAACGATTGGGTTTCTTACGATACCGCCTATAGCTGGGCCTTCCCTGCCTGGGGTATCTTTGAGCACTCCGGTAGACTTAATAGTGTCGCCTGTAAGAGGAGTAGCTTGCCCTTGGTCTAATGCCTTCTGAACCTCTGGTTGAGCTTTAGTGGCAAAGAACTTAGCAAAGAACCTTCCAATAGGGCCAGTAGGCGTGTAGTAAGTTCCTGACCTTCCCGCAGAACCACCAAAGTTCGTATACCCGCTTTCGTTTACAGGCTCCTCGTTATTTTCTTCTATTTTATCAGCCATCTGTAGTCTTCCTTGCTCATAGCTCCATGAGCGGTCTTGATATTAGCGGTGTAGGAATTTGTTATCGGTAGAGGCGCATCTCCAGGCAGCGGCCTCGTACCCATAAGTTCCATAGGCGTGGTATCCAACAAGTTTTTGTAAGCATGAACAGAAAGGGCAAGACTCATGACAAGATCGTCATGGTATCCTTTTTCTGCTTGAACTTTACCGTTCTCACCGATGATGAATGTGAAAAGCTCGTCGCAGGTTCTAGTAGAGTTAATTTTGATTAAGTCTGTTCTGACTGCCTCTTCTAACTCCGCTAGGATACTCTCTCTGTTTTTTGCTGTGATTTGAAACCCTATCTCTCCCTTATCGTCGGACCATAAGTTCTCGTACTCATAGACGTTGTAGAGCCAGTCAATCAAGTTGTTTCCAATCGTGTTTCGCTCACAAATAATGTGGGCTGTATTATATAGCATACCTTCGTTAGCTAATATTTGAGCAAAATCATTTATTGCTGTCCTATTAGAGTAGAACTCGGCAACCTGCTGCCCGTTATACATGTTTATTATGTGAAAAGCTGAGTAATCTCGGTCTCTACCTAGAGAAGTATCA